GTGAAATTATTCAGATTCTCTAAAGTAAAAATTGCAGAACTGCCAACGCCGGAACATGGACAGGTCGAATATGGTGATACGGAGGTTAACGGGCTGCGTGTCCGTGTGGGTTCGTCTGGTGTGAAAAGTTTCTGCATTTCCCGTAAGCGTAACGGAAAATTTATTCGTGCAACGCTGGGGCGTTTTCCCGATCTGAGTGTGGACAATGCCAGGGCTAAAGCTATGGAACTCCTTGGAGAGGTCGCCACAACGGGGAAAAACCCGAACATAGCGAAGCGCACGAACAACAAGGCCATGATAACGCTGAATGAGGCGCTTGAAGCCTACATAAAAAATCGTGGCCACCGCCTGAAACCCGCCACAGAAAAACAGTACCGCAGCATATTACAGAATTATTCCGGTGACTGGATGGCCCATACCCTCGCCAGTATTACCCGCGAACGGGTGGAACAGCGGCATAAGGCTGTCACAAACGGGGCTGTATGGTTCGGTGCTGATAAAACCACGTTACGGGCTGGGGTTGGCACAGGAAGCAAGGCACAGGCCGATTTATGGGCGCGTGCGCTGCGTGCCGTGTGTCGGTTTGCGCATGATCATTACCGTGATGATGCGGGTAATACTCTTTTACCGGATCCGCCGACGCTGGTACTGAGTACCAAACGACAGTGGCACGGAACGGTAAGAAAAACGGAACGTATCCGCCTGCATGATTTTCCCCGCTGGTTTGCTGCTGTAGCTGCTGTACGTGACCAGGGCGAACAGGAAAGGGATGATATAGCGGTGACGGTATGTGATGCCGTGGAAATGGCACTTTTTACCGGACTGAGAAAATCAGAAATTTTTGGCCTTACGTGGGATCGCGTGAATATGGGCGGTCGTTTTTTCTGGATAGATACCACGAAAAACGGGGATCCGCTCGAGCTACCGATCACCGATACGTTGCGGGAAATGTTCCGCCGCAGGCTGAAAATAAAAAACGCTGATGATGTACTGGTGTTTCCTGGAGCAAAGGGAGTGATTCAGGAAACACGGCACATCATAGACCGGATAAGCGCGGCTACCGTCCCAGAGTCGAACGATGAAATGCTCTCCCCTGTACCATTCAAATGGCACGATGCGCGCCGGACGTTCGGAACGGTTGCCGAACTGGTGGGCGTGGGTAATTACACCCTCAAGCGCCTGATGAATCACCGCACTATGAGAAGTGCTGACGTAACGCAGGGGTATTTACATTTTGGTGCTGATGAACTGCTGGAGCCAGCGTCACGGATAGAACGGGCAATTCTGGAACATGCCGGGCTGGTGGAGAGTAAAAAATCTATTGATGCGCAATTGCTTTCTGCACTGGAGAGCATGAGTGATGATGAAAAACGCCAATTAATTTTCAAAATCATAAACAAAAATTTAGAGGTATCGTCTAAATGAAAGTTTGGGATGTAGTGGATGATGATACAAGAATTGAATTATATGATTATCTTGAGCAAGTCGAAAAGGAAATGAGCGAGCATGTGTATGAATTGAAAGATAAATTTAAATATTATAGAAAAGCAGAAAGGAAAAGAATAGCAGCAAGGATTGATAAGGAAGGATATTTAGCGTTAGACAAAACAGGGGAGATAAACATAGGTCATAGTGCTAATGTATTTCTGAAATCCATCTTAATACTAGAGCTACTTGGATATAAAAATACTGCTGAGGATCTTTCATGGGTATACAAAAGAGCCTGTATAGCCTCAAAAGGTGGTGGCAAAGTTATTAGATTAATATCTGATGGTGTTATCAAAAGAAGAAGAAGTGAAGCCGCCTCCGGTCCCCGCCACTATTTACATGATGAGATAGTCGCCATCATGAAAGCCACATGGAAGAAAGAACCAGCACTATCCAAAACAAAAATGATTGCGAAGCTGTCGCGTCGATATGAGGGCCGGATAAGCGAGGAAACAATCAAGTGCTGGATAAAAAGTGAAAAACTAGCCCCGCCGCCACCACCTGACAAAAAGTACAAAAACTCAGAACTGGTGATCCCGCCAGAGTACGCATAAAAAATTTTTTATCAGCCAGGGTAAAAGCAGCTATTCCCCTGGCTTACCTGCTTTCCCCTGGGAAAATCAGCTTTTCACCTTACCGCCCCCACAGCAAAAAACTAAAGTAGCTCACGGTAACAATAGGTAATACGTGGAGTTACTTGTGAACGTAATCAATTCTCAAGAAAAAATGACCCGCAAAGAAGCCGCCGAGCATTTGGGGGTAAGTGTCCAGACTCTTGCTAACTGGGCGTGTACTGGTAAAGAAAAAATCCCTTTCCATAAGCTGGGGCGCAAAGTGCTGTATATGCGCTCTGATCTCGATGCTTATCTTGCATCCACTCGCAGGACGCAAACGGCGTAAGGGGGGAGCGATGCACATAACAAAAAGCGCCCCGTTACCGGAGCGCCCTTGCGAACAATTAACCTGCTGCGAAAAAATTGGATCAGTGCAGGGGAATTATATCAACTGTGTGAAGAAGCGCCACTATTGCCGGATAACAGGTAAAGAAAAGGCCACCAGTCACGGTGGCCCTGCGACACAAATTTCGCGTTATCCCCAACGCATGAGCATCGCCAACAATGCCACATTTGCGGCTGGTGGGCAATGCAATCAGTCTGGTTCAGTTCGTTGTCATACCTGCAATGAGCGCTTTTCCCTGTACTCTTTAAGGAATTGCTCGAGGGCAAAAGCACATGGCGCGAATCTTTCTGATTCATGTTCTATCTTTCTGCGCCGTCTTTTCCGTGCCGGTGATAATGTTTTGGTCAATTCTTTATCGGTCATTGTGTTGTCCTGCATAGCAATGCGCCGTAGTTACTCACACCACGGCGCTGGTGATGGTTACTCCTGCTCTTTGGCCTTGCGACGCTGGCGGCGTTTGATCTCGCCTTCAAGTGCCGAAACGATAAATTGCCCAGTGCTTTCACCTTCTTCCTTTAAATTTTCTACAGCGTCAGCTATTGCATGGGGGACTCGTGCCTCAAGTTTTTTGGATTTTCCATTAACTGCTTTCGTTGCCATATCTGATTTCCTTGTTATTAGGTGGCTGACAGTATACACACAAGAAAATGGAAAAACACTATTGACGTGGCTGACACCTGTTACTAGTATAGTGGCTGACACCTTTATTGAGGTAATCGATGAAAAGACAAAGCCCGCAGGTGCTACCAACACCAACGGGCTTCTAACCACCAACGATAACGAGAGTATCGAGGTAGCTATGAGAAATCATACCACACACCCGCAAGGGCGGGACTCGCACAACCTGAATAAATACATCTGGCGTTTTATCGCCCTGAGCACAGCACAACCGCGCGTGATTACCATTGAGGCCACCAGCGAACAGGAAGCACGCCAGCAATCTCCTGATGGCTGTGTGATGGTATTCGCCGCCCGTATTCGTCAGGGGTGCACCATGTGCAATAACACCCGTCCGGACGCAGCCGCCGAAGCCATCAAAACACTGATGCGCGCGCTGATTGATATTTCACACACGGCAGCAACCGCAGAAAAACACATTACCAGAGAGCCGGAATATACAGGGGCAATAATCCCGCATTCGCTGGCCTACGCACAGCTTACCGCTGATATGGCACTGAATGAGGCCAAAGCCATTCTGATTGCTGATTGTGAAAATGGGGGGGGTTATGCGTGATGATCGTTTTAATGCCCTGAAACAGGAATTTGATGGCGCACCGGAACACGAAGCAGACGCATTGTTGGGCGTTGCTGACATGATAAAAGCCGCATTTTTTCTTATCAATACCAGTGGCTACAGGTCAGAGGGTGCGGAGATTCTCAATATTGCGTCGGACTATGCGGAATATGTTGCAGAGGCGCGTTACAGAAGAAAATTCCCGGAGGTGGTGAGCCATGAATGAAATCCCTTTCGATGTTCTTATTCATTCTGAGAATGCATTAAACCGGGCACTGGAAATGAAAGCGGTATTAATTAAATTAACCGAAGTTCATGCCGAACAGGGGGGGGATTTATTTTCTGCTTTCAGCACTCTGTTAACCCCGGTTATTGATGAATTAAACGCGGTTATGGAAATACACGACAAGACCCGCGCAGAGGAATAAAAACCATGAAACAGAAAAATTCTGGCTTTACTGCCAGCGGCCCCGCTCGGCCTGAAATCCGCCCCGGCGATATTTTCCGGGATAACTACGGCGGCACGGTAACGATTAAAAGCGTGGCGGGACGGTGCGTTACTTACCGCCGTGATGGGTACGGCTATGACTGCGTGATGCCTGTTTATCAGTTCCGGCGTGATTTTTCGCTGGTACAGGCCACACCACGCAGACAGCCCACCAGCAACGCAAAGGCACGGGCAAATATTCAGAAAATGAAAAACATGATTAACGCATTCAGGGGCACAAAATGAAACTGGCACCGAACTTAAAAAAACAGCCACACGACAAAATGACCGAAGTCATTATTTTTGCGGGTAGTGATGCCTGGGCGCACGCGAAACAATGGCAGGAGCAGGACGGGCGACTTGCTGGCGACAATGTTCCGCCTGTATGGCTTGGAGACAGCCAGCTTGACGAACTGGCAGACCTGAAAATTATCGACGATGGTCGCTATTGTGTCCGGCTGTACAAGGCAGGCCACATCAAGCCGTCAAATATTAATGCTATCGGGCAAAAGCTGGCGGCGGCAGGTGTACGGGATGCGAATTATTACCCTGATGGAATGCACAGCCAGAAGCTGGAGAACTGGCACGACTACCTGCAACGGATCCGCGAACAGGCAGAGCGCGGGGAAATTCTTACTGACGAGCAATACAGCCAGCGAAAAACCACGCTACCAATGAGCATTGGATCTGCAGGGTACGACACACAGCTTGATTATGTCGTTAAAGGCGTGATTCCGGCTAATTCATTGTGTAGCACATACGGCGCGAGCGGTTCCTATAAATCGTTCCTCGCGTGTTCCTGGGCGTGTCATGTTGCCACGGGTCGCCACTGGGGAGGCCGCAGGGTGGCGCATGGTTCGGTGATGTATGTTGTCGGTGAAGGTGGCATTGGTGTCCCCCGCCGTATCAAGGCATGGGAAATCGTTAATGATAAACGGGTGGAAAATCTGTACCTGGTAAACCGCCCGATTTTTCCGGCAGTCCCGCTTGATGTCGATGAAATGGTCATCGCTTCCCGCCAGGTTGAAAGGGAAACGGGTAAACCGGTACGCATGATTATTCTGGATACGCTGGCGCGGTGTTTTGGCGGTAATGATGAAAATGACGCGCGGGATATGGGGGCGTTTATCCGTGGATGTGACGAACTGAAACGACGCACAGGGTCCACGGTGCTGGTGGTTCACCATTCCGGCAAGGATGAAACAAAGGGAGCGCGTGGTTCCAGTGCATTTCGTGCATCTCTGGACGCTGAATACCGTATTCGCCGTGAAGGTGCAGACAGTGAAGCCCTGGTTATCTCCTGCACCAAAATGAAGGACGCGGAGGAACTGAAAGAGGCTGCATACGATTTACGTGTGGTGGAGCTTTTTACCGACACTGACGGGGAGTTAATCACGTCGCTGGTGGTTGTGGATAAACCGCGCCCACCCGTTGAACTGGAGCGCATCGAGGAAGCCGGGAACAAGACGGAGAATCATGCCGCGCTATGGGGCTGTATCCGTTCACGCACACAGCGCGGCGATAAATGCACAATTCCGTTGTTGCGCGATGATATGAAAAAGCTGGGGTATGAGATGAAACACTTCCGGCGCTGGCTGTACAAGCTGGAAGGTGATGGCGTTATTGCTATTGACGGTGATGACGTGCGCCCACTGTAAAAAGTGGGTAGTAAAAGTGGGGAGTGCGGGGAATTTAACAAAATTGAAACGCGATTCCCCACTTTCTCACCTGTATATACCCCAAAAAGTGGGGAATAAAAAATACATTGAAAAACATCACGTTAGAATCACAAAAAAAAGAAGTGGGGAGACGTTGGGTAATTTCAAAAAGTGGGTAGTAAAAGTGGGGAGCAGTGAGGAATGACCAGAAAAACCAGAGATAAGACAGCGCCAAAATATCGCGCATTAGACATGACAGAGCGCGCCTTAAAGGTGGCAATCAGAACGATAGACCGCCATGCCGGGGAAGGATACGCGAAAGCACATCCCGAACTGATAAGCGCATTCATGACCACGGCGGCGGCAAACTTTGCCACGCTGACTGAGCGGGAAATTGCGGAAGCGGAACAGGTGACAACCATCAACGTTAAAACCGGAGAGGTGACAGCATGACAGCACAGATAGCGGCTTACGGGCGGCTGGTGGCTGACCCGCAGTTAAAGACCACCAGCAAAGGGACACAAATGGCGATGGCGAGTATGGCGGTTCCCCTGCCGTGCAGCCAGGCCGATGACGGAACGGCGACGATGTGGTTATCCGTCCTGGCGTTTGGCAGACAGGCCGACGCACTGGCCAGACACCACAAAGGCGAACTGGTGAGCGTGGCGGGTAACATACAGGTAAGCCAGTGGACAGGCCAGAACGGCGAAACGCGGCAGGGCTGGCAGGTTATCGCAGACAGCGTAATCAGTGCGCGAACGGCGCGACCGGGCGGCAAAAAAGGCCAGCAGGGCCAGGCTACTGACGCACTGAACAGGGCAAAACAACAGGCGGGAAATGATGCCCCGTACGGGGATAACATATCGTTTTAAGCAACGAGTGACAGAAGCCGGGATTTTTCCCGGCTTTTTTGTGCGCAAAAAAATCCCCCGGGATGAGGTTCCGGGGGATTTCATACCGCTAACGTGATTAATGCTGAATGACTCTGTGGTACAAGGATTAAAACCACGGCATGATGATTTCATGATTTGCAATAACAGTCAATTGCATTGCAAAAAATGCAATGATGATTAAAATCATGGCTGACTTTTCGTTATGTTTGTTTTTTAGTCAAAGAGGAATCTCATTTATGGGAACACAGAAGCCGGGCGGTGTATCCGTGTACATCAGCCCCGATATTATCGCCGCACTTAATGCGCGCTTTGAGGAGAACGCAGAGGCAGGGAAAAAAGTCGGCCTTGATCCGTTGTGCATGGTGAAGCCGTCAGTCGGCTGGATGGTACGCAGTCATTTACGCGCTGCGCTTGGCATGAATCAGCCTCATGGGGGTGAGTAATGACAGCGCTGCAACTGGTAAGCACACCAACGCTACTGAAAAATATCGGGCGCGAAGATGTGCCGGAATTTAAATTTAATCCGCTCTTTACGACGCTGTTTTTTCCGAATATCGCCACGTTCAGTACGCGAGATATTGCGCTTGATACGCTGGACATTGAAAACGTGGTCATGAGTCCGTTTTGTTCACCAATGTCAGGCAGTCAGGTTATGCGTGACAAAGGTTTTACAACGAACACTTTCACGCCGGGTTATATGAAGCCCAAACACGTTATTGATCCCACTAAAACAATCATGCGCATGGCTGGAGAACAGATCGGCAATGGTCAGTCTTCCCCGGCACTACGCCGCGTAAAAATGGTTCACGACAGCCAGAAAAAACAGATCACTGCCATCAAAGCACGTATTGAATGGCTGGCGGTCAATGCCATCACAAAAGGCAGGAACGTTATCGAAGGCGAAGGCATCGAGCGTTATGAAATTGACTGGGGATTACCCGCAACCAATCACATTACACAGGCTGGCGGGAAAGAATGGTCAAAACAGGATGCCGAGACGTTTGATCCGATAAGCGACATTGAGGCTTACGCTGATTTTTCCAAAGGTACGGTAAATATTATCGTCATGGGTGGCGAAGCCTGGCGTATTTTGCGCTCGTTCCGTCGATTCCGCGAACTCCTGGACACGCGCCGCGGTTCAAACTCGTCACTTGAACTTGCGCTAAAAGATTTGGGCGGTGTTGTCAGCTTCAAGGGGTATCTCGGTGATGTGGCGCTCGTGGTTTATTCCGGTCGTTATGACGACGAAGACGGGCAGCAGCAATATTTCCTGAAACAAAACATGATGGTTTTCGGCAATACCGAAAATAAAGGCCTTGTTGCTTATGGTGCCATCATGGATCAGGACGCGGCACGCGAGGGGTTTTCTGAGGGGATGTACTACCCGAAAAATTATATCGTACCGGGCGATCCGGCGATTGAATACGTGCAGACGCACAGCGCCCCGCAGCCAGTACCCGTGGATATTGGTCGCTTTGTTACCGTCGAAGTGAAATAAAGGGGATCGTATGCCAACACCTTACACGCAATTACTTTCCGGCACGCAGGAACTGGTCAGCACGCTGGCCTGTTTTGCCAGTGCCAGAGAAATTAAAGCGAGAACTCCGCTGATGCAGAACGGCGCGGGCCTGATGGTTGAGTGGGACGGTACACCCGGTAAGGCGGTGTATCTGACCATATCGGACATTAACACGGCCACAAAAAACCGCGCACAGGTTTATAAGTGCGGGGTTTTTAATATCGATGAAATTAACTGGCCTGATACAGCGGACACGTTCGAGAAAAAAGTGTCGGCTTTTGTTGGTTCCGGTATTTCCGTGCAGCCTTTAGGGCAATAATTTTGTGGTGATTTATGACTGAGAAAGCAAATTCAACCAGAGCATTGATCATGGCACTGCCTGAGGCGCAGAAATACCCGACGCTTGCGGAAAATCTCGCAAATAATGGCGCATCACTGACAGAAGCCCGAACGGTGCTTACTGCAAAGGCTGAGAGTGATAAACAGCGCATAGAGGGTATCAAGGCGTTACCGCTGGCATCAAAATACCCTGAGTTCACCAGTAAGCTGATTGAGTGTGGTTCTGAAGTAATGACAGTAACCTATGCACAAACGTTACTGGCTGCCGTGGATGCCCAGGCAATGATGCAGGAAAAGAAAACGGCTTTTCTGTTTGAAGCGTACATGGAAAAGCACAGCCCGAAATGTGTTGGATCAGCAGCCGGTGATGGCAACGCCGGACTGACCGAAGATGAAAAGCTGTTGCTGTCTGTTAAGTAACTGAAATGAACGTTCGCGAGGCTGGCAAGGTCTCGCGATTTTTTTGTATCCGGAACGGTGGTGATCGCCCCAATTTTCACGGGTCCTTTCCAGAATCAGAAACACCGCGGGGCGGGAGCGGCGCAAAAACGCGCTATTTATGACGCTTTCCGGGAAAGGGTACACCACCACCACTTGATTAATATTTAATCGCATTATTAAGGTAACGTTATGAATAATAAAGATTGTTTTGTTAGTCAGCAGGAAATAGCAGAACATTTCAAGGTCAACAGAACCACTATTCGCGCATGGACCAAACAGGGCATGCCGTATCTTGATGCGGATCGCGGAAAGTCCGGCGGTTATCACATCGGACACACATTATTCTGGTGCATGGGTAAAAGTCATCTTGATGCTATTGAGTACCACGGAGAAACCAGCGCACTGGAAAAGATTATGGTTGCCAGGTTGATTTCATCAGAGCGCGACGAGTATTTCAGTGAAGAAACAGAACAGCGATTTGATAATGGTCTGCAGATTTACGGCTACTCGCCGGAAGATGTGAGCAAGGCACGAAATAAAATGGCTGGCTTTCTGGCTGGGTGGCGTCATGCCGTAGCCGTTCGCCGTGAGCATCTGCAACAATCTGTAGTTACAGAGCAGGAAAGCTAATAAGTATGCAATACAACAACCGCGTATTTTTGTTAAACCATTTGATTTAATTGGTATTTTGGGAACCATAACATCAAAAAAACGTCCTCAGGTTGTTGTATTGCTTTCAGTTTTCTCTTAGTTATCAAATGGATATAACAAACAATTAAACAACAACCACCCCCTCAAAAAATCTCATAAACAGCGCGTTTTTGCGCGTATGGCTACCCCCGGTGTTTCATTTTCCAGGAAGGACCCGCCACAATTACGGCATTGTTTTCCATCACCACGGAGGCCATGACAATGACAGAAGCCGAAATGCTCAAAATGATTCGCCGCATTACCGGAGCCAGCCCGGCAGCAGGCAAACGTGAGGCCACGCAGCCGGACAGCGTTATCGCTGAGAACTATGCGCGTGTGGTGGCTGAGGTGATGCGCCGTGACGGTATTGAGCTTAACGGCGTGGATATGCGCAATATACGCACCAGAGTACTCGAGTTGCTGGCCTACCGTCGCCGCGTGGAGATGTACCGGGAGAGCGAGAAAAAGACTTACCAGTGGAAAAAACCGGAGCGGCTGCGTACGTAA